TGATTAAGAAAATTGCTGTTGAAGGTGAAATGACTAAAAAAGGAGATATTTTAATAATTCGTTCTTCTAAAGAGGTAGAGGAGTTACTAGAAGTTGAAGAGGACGAGTTGGTTGAAGGTCAACACGTCAAGAGATCTCCTGGTGGAAAAATTATTAGTATAGAGATTTATCCAAATGTATCAATTAAAAAATTTCCAGCTCTTGAACCACAATTTTTGATTTTTAAGAAACGTTGGGAAGAAATGAAGGGATCATTCCCTGAAAAGTTTTTATTAAATGAGGGTGGAAATAAAGTAGCTTTTTCTGGTGTTAGAATTATTTTTAAAATTGAACGATATGATGTAACTATAGCTGGAGATAAAATTACTAATAATCATGGAGGAAAAGGAGTAATTACTTTAGTAGAAAAAGATGAAAATATGCCTATTACTCCGTGGGGCGAACCGATTGATGTAATTGTTAACCCAATTGCTATTATTAATAGAATGAATCCTGGAACATTGTATGAATTATATACTGGTCTAATTGCAAAATTTTTAGCAAAACAAGTTGTTGAATTAGGTCCAATTAAAACTGTTAAAGCAATGAAGTTAATATCTGATGTTTATACAACATTAGATGTTACTAAAGATAAAGCTCTATCGAGGAGTTTGATTAAAGCATTTACTTCTACCTCTGATAAACATTACGCCAATTATATCAAAAAAATAGAAGAATCTGGTTATATTCTTCCAATTATTATTCCACCATTTCAAACTCCAACTAAAGAAATGATTTATAGAGCTATGACTATTGTGGGAGCTAAAACTGCATATCCTTTAATTCTTCCAGAATATAAAACAAAAACAAAAAATGCGGTAGCAGTTGGATATTTGTATTATAAAAAATTAGAGCAACAGGCTGAATATAAAGTTTCAGCAAGGTCAGTAGGAAAATATTCTCAAACTACGTCGCAACCAATAGCCGGTTCTGCACAAGGCGGAGGACAAAGATTAGGAGAATTTGATACTTGGGCTATTGCTTCTCACGGTGCTGAAATTCTATTAAAAGAACTTTTAGGTCCATTATCTGATCATAAGAAAACTAAAGATGAAATATTATTTGATATCATTCAACATGGGCAAGCAAATTATAGAGAACCACAATTAGGAACTACCAAGTCTAGATTAGATGCATATTTAATTTCAATGATGTTAGACGCAAAGATATAAGTATTTGTTGTCTATTTTAAATAGGGAGAATAAATATAAATGAAAACGTTAGATCAGTATTTATCTGAAGTAGTTAGTCCGTTTGATGAAGTTGATGGGAATCAAGAAGATCTTTTGAAAAGACAATATTTATCATATCAACGAGATTCTTTATTAAATTCGATTGGATCTAAACAATCTCGAATAGAATTTGATATGCACTTAGATGAATTATTATCTAGTTTAGAACCAGAAGGATATCAATTGTTTCTTTTAGATTGTTTAGATAAGTTAACTTCTATTTATAATTTAGATGTTCTAAAAGATTATATTGATCGAGAGGGTTTGATACAAAAAAATAGAGAAGATATACTGGTTTTAGTTAAGTTTTTTACATATAATGAATGGATTTATAATTTAGCATTTTGTTTACCAGAAATAGATTTTAAGACCATAAGTGATAAACAGAAAATTTTAGATCTTATTACAGCACAATATTTAGATATCCAGAATAAAATAATAAATAAGGATGATATCAATTCCTTAGTTCGTTTTTATTTTAATAATTGTGATGTAACAAGTGGAATAAAAACATTATTCAAATTGATAATGTCAGATTTACCAGGAGTAATATCTGTACAATTAATAAAAAAGTAGTATAGGAGATAATCATGGTTACTATTAAAAAGGGTCAGATTAAGATAGAGGTTCCTAATGATTCGTTTATGACTTTACAAGATACTAGTGATGGTATGTATTTTAAATTCAAAGATGGTACTGAAATTAGATTTGAAATGGCTGTAACAAATCAGATTAAGGCTATTTCAAATATGATAATGAAATCTACGGCTTCTGATATTACTATAGATTTTAATTCAAAAAATATCATATCTTTTAGTGGTGGTCCAGTTCAACAACCACAAATACCGAAAATAGTTGTTCAACCAAAATTTCAAAGTATACCACTTGGTACTGTAAAATAACTAGAAATGATACTTAAAATAACTGAAAACTGCTATATATATTTATTATTGATGTGAAAGTAATTGTTTGTTTGATGTTTTAATTATCTTTTTTGTTTTAGGCCAATTGACGGTTAAAACAGAAAAGGTGAATTGAATTAATATGTTATGTATTCTTAGTTCATTTTTTATTGTTTTATTTAAGGTAATAGTTAACAAATAAGGAGTAAGAAATATGGCGCTATTAAACAGTGAGTCTTATGGTGATTTAGCTAAGGTATCATCTGGTGGTTCTAAACGAGCTCCGGGTAAATTCTTTTCGATATTTATTTGTGGAGACGTTCGACCAGGACAAGAATATGGTAAAATGCAATGTATGCCATCTATTGACGGTGGAGAATATTTCATACAAAATGCTGGTACTATTTATTTTATACCATATTTTATAAAGAGATACTGGGAGAAAACTCTTACAACTAAGAGTAAAGAAGGAAAAGATTATTCGAAATTGGTTGGTTTTGGTTGGGGAGATGATATTCCCAAGATTGATGATTCTTGTAAATATGCTTATACAATTGCTGGATTGGCATTGGATCCAAGTACTAAGAAAGCTCTTTTACATTCAAAAGATATAGAAGATGCTGGTATTAAAAAAGGTGATCCAATTCTAATTCATTTTAAGTGCGGAGGAATGAAATTCAATGGTGCAATGAAATTTATTGATGCTTTAACTAATAAAGCAAAAACACTTCCGCCATTGAGCAATAGTCCTGAGTTTGAGAAATTAGTAGTAACTCCAAAACGATTTATTACTACAGCAACTGTTGCTATAGCAGAGTCTAAACACGGAAATAAGCATGTATTCCAATTTGTTCCTGAGACTCAACTTCCTGATAAGGCAGTTGAACAGGTAATGAATAGTGCTAAGGGATTAACTGCTGATTTTGAAAAACAATTTGATAAAACAGCTCTGGTTAAATCTGGAGTTGCGTCTACGCAGTCGTCTGATACAGAATCGTCTGGAGGAGACTCAGTACCATTTGAAGTACCTTCTCAACCAGAAAATAAACCTGAATCTTCCACACCATCTGGAAATAATTTTGATTTAGGTATTTAAGATTTCTGTATTAGATAATATTTTGACCCGCCTCATACTGATTATAAGTATGAGGCGGGTTTTTTTATTCAAGGAGAGATATGGATAAGATTCATATAGCAAATATACTTTTAACTAGAAAATGTAATCTTAGATGTAATTATTGTTCTATAGTTAGAGATTATTCTGATATGCCATCTTCTTATCCTCAAATGAACCATTATCATGAAAATGAGTTAACGTCTGATCAATGGATTAAGATTATCAATAAATTATATCAGAATAATAATAGGGTATTCTTAATATTCTATGGAGGCGAACCATTTCTTTATCCAGAATTAGATAAAATTATTGAACATTGTCATAAAATTAATTGTGATTATACTATTATATCAAATAATACTCCAGAAGTTCAACCTAAGATTTTAGATCTTTATCATAAGGTTGGATCTCTTCATGGTTTTAGTGCTTCAATCGATCCAGATTTAGCAGCCCATTATCATGAATTTGTAGTTAAAAAAGATCATGCTTTTATTAAAACATTAGAAGGATTCAATAATTTAGTATCATTAAAAGAAAAATGTATGGCTCATGATGTAGTAGCTGAAATTACAGTTACTTCTAAAAATATGAAATATTTGTATGATACTGTTAAACTACTTTCGAGTAAAGGTATTTATAGTAGTATTACAACAATAGATTTAAAGAAAAGTCCATATTATGATTTCTCAACTGTTACAGATGAAAGTTTATTGGTTCAGAAAAATACAGAAACTCGTTCTGAATTTTTTAAGATAATGACAGATGATACATTATTAGTTCATATTCCATCGATGTTACTAAAATTATATAATATTTTACCGTGTGATATGAAATGTGATATAGCATCAGATGTTAATAATGTTACAATAGATTCAAATGGAAGTTTTAGATTATGTTTAAGAATAAAAGGCGTATATACACCAAATCTTAAATTAGAAAATATTTTTGATGAGACCGGAAAAATAACTTCTTTTGTTAAATCTGTAATGAAATCAGATTATAATGAATATTGTAAAGGATGTAATCATACTTGTTTATTAATGTCAAAATATTTTAGTAGTGGTATTGTTGAACACACGTAAGGAAGGAATATGGTAAATACTACAGTATCTCAGGGATATGATGAACGTCATATCCAAACATTAAGTGAATTGCAACATATTCGACAAAATAGAGGCATGTATATTGGTGATACTGAAAGACCTAATCATTTATTATATGAAGTGTTAGATAATTCATTAGATGAAGCAAGTGCTAAACATGCTTCTTTAATTGGGGTTTTTATAGATCCAAAAGAACATATTTGTACAGTTTCTGATAATGGAAGAGGAATACCGTTTACAGGAAATGTTATCGAAACAATAGCAACGAAATTATTTAGTGGCGGAAAATTTAAAAAGGGTGAAGTTGATTCGGCTTATGGTATAGCGGCAGGACTGCATGGTATAGGTCTTGTTGCTGTCACGGCACTTTCAGATTGGGTAGAATTTATTATTTATCGAGATAATAAGAAAGCAATTTTTAAGTTTGAAGATGCAAAATTAAAGAATAAAGAAATAATTGATTATCCTTCTGATAAAAGACCTTTTGCTAGTCAGGTCTCTTTTCGACCTTCAAAGAAATATTTTGAATCATTGGATTTTGATATTGATCCAGTTCGAGAAAGATTGAGATTAGCTTCTGTTGGTATTCCTCATCTAAAATTGGTTTTAGAAGATGGAACTAAGCAAGAAATTATTAATTGTGATATTGATGATTATTTTAGAGAAGCAATTTTAGACAGTCAGTCTAAGAATGTAACTCCAATATTTTGTTTAAAGAATAAGATAAAGGATGAAGAGATTATAATTAAATTTGCTTGGGATCTAAATTCAGCTTCAGCTCTAAGACATTGTGGTAGTATAAATCTGTTATCTGTAAATCAAGGAACTCATGTTAATAGAACGTTAACTCTTTTTAGAGATCAATTTGCTCAATATGCTAAGAAAGAAAAATTGTCTTTTCAACCACAAGATTGTTTAGTTGGATTTAGAGCTATAACAATGTTATCGTTGTATACTCCCGAGTATACAAGTCAAACAAAAGATAAATTATCAACATCTAAAGCAAAATTAGATAATCTTTATAATGGATTAGAAACACAATTAGATTCATTAATGGTACAATATCCAGAAGTAAAATCTCAACTTCTTGGATTTTTTGAAGGTTATAGAAAAGGTCTTTCTAATAGCAAGAATATTATAAAGGGCGGAAAAGAAATAACAAGATTTAATCAAGTAATTGATTCAAAGTTAAAAGATTGTACAACTCATACTGTTGAAAATAGTGAATTATTTATTACTGAAGGTTCATCAGCAGCTGGTGGATTAGTTCAATGTAGAAATCCAAAGTTTCATGCTATATTAGGATTAAAAGGAAAAATTCCAAATATGGCTGGTGGAAAAAAAGATTTCTTAAAGAATAAAGAAGTTGTTGAAATTGTTAATTCATTAGGAACTGGAATAGCTCCAGATTTTGATAAAGAACATGTTAGATATGGTAAAGTGATATTTGCAACTGATGCAGATGCTGACGGTGCTCATATTACTTCTCTTCTAATGGTTTTATTTTTGAAATTAGTACCTGGATTGATACAAGACGGAACGAAAATATATAGAGCAATAATGCCACTTTATGGTGGTGTTAAAGCTGGAAAATTTTATCCGTTTTATACAGAAGAAGATCTTGTAAAATTCAAACAAGAAAATTCTAATATTAAAGTTCAGAGATATAAAGGTCTTGGTGAAATGAATCCAGATCAATTAAAAGTATGTCTCTTAGATCATAATACTAGAAGATTAGAATTAATTGAATATCCAGAAAATGTTGATGAAATTTTTAAGATCATGACAGATGCTGAGGTTAAAAGGGGATTGCTAGGAGATGAAGAATGAAGCAGCAGATATCTAAACTATATACTGAATATGGTCGTTATATTAATAAATTTCGTTCATTTCCTTCAATCTATGATGGTTTAAAAATTGTTGAAAGAAGATTATTATATTCATTATTTGAAAGAGCTAAGGATCATAATGTAAAATCAGCAGAAGTTGTTGGGTGGTGTATTGGACAATATCATCCGCATGGAGATTCTTCTGCTTATGGATCTTTAGTTCAATTAGTAAATGGTGGTTTAGTTGTTGGACAAGGTAACTGGGGTAGTGATAGTGGGATAGTTCCTTGTGAAGCAGCAGCTATGCGATATACTGAAGTAAAATCATCTAAATTTGTTTTAGATTTAGCATTTGATTTTATTAAATATGTTAAACAGGAAGAGTTGGAACTTAAAGAAGAACCATTATTTCTTCCAACTAAATTACCATTTTGTTTAGTTAATAAGAATTATACACAGGGAATTGGTTTTGGAAGCAGAACTGTTATTCCATCATATAATGTTAAAGATTTAGTTAAACGTTTAAAATGGTTATTGGGTTATGATAAAAAAGAACCAATTATTAGACCATTAACTAATTGTGTTTACATTAGTAAAGATAAAGATTTTCAAGAATTACTTAAAACTGGAAAAGGTAAAATTGAATATAAAGGAACATCAGAAGTTGATTATGCTAATAAGAGTGTAATAGTCAAATCTGTTCCTCCTAGTAAATCACTAACCAAAATTCTTAAAGCTCTAGAAAATGATATTCAAATTCAAAAGACAATTGGTTTTATTGATGAATCTACTTCTGTAACCAGAGTTAGATTTACATCTTTGAAACGATCATTAACATTAGATCAATTAAATAAAAAGATTAATTATCATCTAATTGGATCTATGACATTTGAATGTAATATGTGCGATTCAGATGGTAATGTTGTATTAGTTTCTATTGATGACATGTTGATAAGAGTTTACAATAATTATCTTCAAATTGTTGAACTTGTTTTAAAAAGTAATATTAGTAAGTTACAAAAAGATATAGATGAAATGATAATGTTAGCAAAAATCAAATTGGTTCTACCAAAATGGTTAAAAGAATTTCCTGATGATACTGATAAAGTTATTCAAGGTATTCATAATGATACTCAAATCTCAATAGAATCTATTACATTATTATTCGATAAATATACCATTAGTCGAATGTTGAAGATTAAAACTGATATTGATAAATTAGAATTAGAAAAACAACAAGTTCAAACTAATTTAAATAATCTTAAAACTTATGTATGGAATGATATGTACGAAAAATTAATGTCATAGGAGGATTGAATGTTTTGTTATGTATTCAAGTTGTTTGATAGAACAGGAATATCTTTACATGATTCTGAAAAATGTTTAGTGACTTGTCCAGATTATGATTTAAATTTATGTAAATGTAAAATTGGTGTTACAAGAAATGAAACATTATCTAAAGATAAATTTGGATGGTTAATAGAAGATCATATTGTATTTACTGTGCCGAAAGAAAGTAAGTCAAAAATGACAAAATATATTTCGGCAATTTCATTAATTCATCCATCTGAATCTGATGTGTGGATTGTCTTTTCTCAAAGACATAGTAAGAAAGATAATGATTGGAGCTCTATATATCGATTCTATCAGAATAATGAAATGAAAGAATTTGATACTTTAACTGCATTAAATATATTTTTGAAAAAGAGTGGTTATAATGGTAGAAAATTAGAAGAATCAGATTTTCTTCTTAAGAAGGAATAATTATGAATGTCATTAGAAAATTATATAAAGTAGAATATGCTCATCAACTAAAAAATGCTTTTACTTCATGTTGTTATGAAACTATTCATGGACATTCTGGTATTATCGAAATATTTTTGTCATCTGTGGAATTAGATAAAAATGATATGGTTGTTGATTTTGGTGAGGTTAGTTCTCTTATTAAGAATTATTTAATGGATTGGTTTGATCATGCTATTATCATTCCATCTTCTTTTGATAGAGAATATATTGATTGTCTTAAAAAATATAATAAAAAAGTTAGAGTGACAGATTTTAATCCGACAGCAGAGTCTTTTGCTGCTCAAATTTTTTGGAATATATGCAGAGTAGTTCAACCAATTATAGATATAGATAAACGAGTATTTAGAGTATTAAAAGTTAGATTTCATGAAACAGATACTGGATATGCTGAATATCAACCAGAATGTTGATTTGGATAAAGTATGAATTTTATTAAAACATCATGTATCCGGATTCCATTAATTTATGAACCGGAACATTGGTATCAAAATATCATCAAAGACCTTACTCGATCAGGATCATCTTATGAAGATCCTAGCGTAAAAGTAACATCTATTTTTTACGAAATAAGAGACGGTCATTTGTGGATACCAAGATTCTATCCGGTTGAGACATTCGGACATAAGACAATAGATTATTGCCCAGATGGTGATACTTTACCTAATTATATAGAATTTAAAACTAAATGGAGAAATGACCTTCAATTCCAAAGTTTTAAAATGATGACTTCTGAGACTAGGGGAGTCCTCAAATTAAAACCAGGTGAAGGTAAAACGGTAATTACAATTGGGGCTATTTGTCAATTAAGAAGAAAATCAATAATTTATGTTCATAAAGATTCTTTGTTAACACAATGGAAAGAAAGATTTCTTGAACATTGTAATATCAAAGAAGATGATATAGGTATAATGACAACTGCAGATAGATTTGATGTATTACAGAAACCAATAGTTTTATCTACTGTTCAAACAATGAATAGTATGATAGATAGAGTTTCTGATATTGAAAAGATAATGGCAGATGCTCGTTTTGGTGTAGCTGTTTGGGATGAATGTCATACAACATCAGGAGCTGAAAAATTTTCAAGATCTGCATTGTTTACTCCAGCTAAGAGAGTTTTTGGTTTGAGTGCAACTCCAGGAAGAGCAGATCATAATCATGATATTATATGGCATCATTTAGGTCAAGTGTTTGAACCAGATGGTATATCAGACACTATGAAACCTAGAGTTGTAATGCTTTATTTTGATCATAAAGCAGTTGCTTTATATAAAAAGTATATTTATTGGGGTCCACCTACGAAAGATGGAAGTTATAAATTAAATTATCCAAAATTTGATACTCCTCGTTATTTGGCTATGTTGACCGGAAAGAGAAATGATGCATACATACCAATGATGAGAAAAATAGTTAGAAAAGTTTATGATTCTAACAGAACTACTTTATTTATTTCAGATAGAATAAAAGTTTTAGATTTATGCGCTTCTGTAATACCAAATAAAAATGATGTTGGGTTCTTTATTCCTAGAAGTGGTGATAATAGAGATACTGATTTATTGAAAAAATTTGTATTCAGTACTCCTGGTAGTAGTAGAGATGGTACAGATAGACCTGAATTTGATTGTTTAATATTAGCTAATAGAATAGCTAATATTGAACAAGCAGTAGGTCGAATTTGTAGATCTAAACCAAATAAACAAGAACCAGTAGTAATGGATATTGTTGATAGTGGATGTGAAGATTTAATGACCAGTGCTGCATGGCGTAAGAAATTTTATGAAGAAAAAGGATGGAAGGTAGATGAGAAATTTTTAAAATAGAATAATTAAGAATTAATAGGAGGTTTTAATTGCGAAAACAAAAAAATTGTTTAAGGAATTTATTATAAATGAATTTGTATAAATGGATAATAAATGAAGAACAATTAGAAGCAGTTAAAATTGCTTTAAATTCTTATGTTTGTTTAGGAGTTGGTCAGTTTCAAGAGGTATTACTTAATTTAGGTTTTCAATTAAAATTAGATTCTGATTATTTTTCAACATTACATGAAAAAGAAATTGAACAGGCTATTGAAAGTATAAAATATAAATTGTTTAAAATGTCTTTTAGACAAAATCATTCTGTTGATAATCCTTGTATTAATGAAACTGTTAAAATATGTTATGATCTTTTCGAAACTATTCGTTTAAAATTAGCAGAAAATCTTACTGGTGAGTTAACATTAGTTTCTGATAATATTAGTCGAATTTCTAAAAATGGTATTTTACACATTGAAATTTGTACTGAAGAAGAGAAAGAAAAGTATATGCCGAGACTAAAATCGAAAATAAAAAATAAAATAATACCTGTTACATCTATCTATGATTTAAAAGCTAAATGTAATAATGATAATCCGAATCATGAAAAATATCAAAAATTAGCAATTATTGCGGCTAGAAATTTAGGTTGTTCTCAACCACAACCTACATTAGATCAAGCATTCTCTTGGTTTAATACAAATGTAATGGAAACACAAGATGGTGAAGGTGGTGGAGAAGAAGGAGTTGTCGGTGAGATTAATTTCTGCATCGACTTAGTCAAATGAAAATATTATCATTTAAAGCTCATAGAAATGAAAAAAATAGATTGGTTAAATCTAATATTTATTTTTGGATTAAAGATGAAAGTATTTTACAGAATTTAGAGAAGAGACATACTAGACCACATCATGAATATAAAAAATTACTTCCTAATTTATATCAAAAATTAGGATGGGATTTAACTACTCATTCTTATTGGTCACAAAAGTGTGGGTGTAGTTGTGGATGTAGTCCAGGATTTAGAACAAATCATATGTCATTTGATGATATTCATGTAACAATAGGAGCGGATGACAATGAGCTTAAGAATATTAATTCTGGAGGACAACGAGGAGAGAATCCAACAGTTCCGACAGAATCTAGTGGGAATTAAAGTTTGTATAGTAAAAGAGGCAATTGAAGCTATTGATTTATTAGAGTCGTTTGATTGGGATATATTATTTTTAGATAATGATCTTTGTGGACAAGTTCACGTTTCATCTGAAGATCCAAATACTGGAGCAGAAGTAGCTAGGTGGATAAAGAATAATCCTGATAAAAAACCCAAGTTAGTGATTGTTCATACACTTAACCCTCCTGGTCAAAAATATATTAAATCATGTATTCCAGATAGTTTAGTATATCCATTTGCGTGGACTAAATTGACAAGTGATATATTATTGGAACCAGATGCAATAAACTATTTAAGAAAGCAAGCATTTAATCAGAGGATCCAATAATGTCATTGAAAGAAGTAGTTGAGTTATATACAGGAAGAAAAATTCAAACTATAGAAACTGCTAAAGATCCTCACAACAAACATTATACTGCTATTAAGGCAACTTTTGATCCGAATGCTGATGTTGTATTCTTTTTATATCAAGACGATATTCCAAAAGATAGAGATTGTCTTGAAGAAGTTGAATTCGAAGTATGGCCGCCCACTTCAAATAGAAAGAATATGTTTAAATTAGAAAATATGAATGTAAGTGTATCATGAAAATGGGATTTACAGGAACTAAAAGAGGGATGACGGATAAACAAAAATTGGTTGTCCGTCATCTCCTCTTATTCAATGGTGTTAAAGAATTTCATCATGGAAGTTGTATTGGAGCCGATCAACAAGCTGGTGATATAGCTACACTATTAAATATTAGAATTATTATTCATCCTCCTTTAGACCATAAATATATGGCGAACTGTAGCGGACAAGAGATAAGATTAGAAAAATCTTATCTTGTACGAGATAAGGATATAGTGGATGAAAGTGATTGTTTAATAGCGACACCTAAAGAATTTGTTGAAGAATTAAGATCAGGAACTTGGTCAACTGTTAGATATGCTAGAAAACAAAAGAAACCAATTTTTATAGTTTGGCCAGATGGAAATATTTTAAAGGAGAATCAGGAATGTCAGAATCTGATCTGGAACGTTTAAGTGATACAGAAAGAGAATTACGAATTCAATTGAATAATATTTCAGTAGAAAAACAAAAATTAATTAAAAATAATATTCAAATGAGAAATAAACAAATAGCAGCATTTCTTAATGAAGAAATGATTAGAGCTTTTTTACCATATCACGACACAAATAATTGTAATGATGAAGGATTACAATCTCGTTCCATAGATCATGGTATTCCTCGATGTCGAAGATGTTTTATGTTAGAATCTATTAGAAGTGGTTTTATTGATGATTCAGTATGTGTTGAAATAACTCTAAAAGATGCATCTAAAATGTGGAGTATTGCATGACAAGTGTTACTGTAGTAAAATCAATTACTTTTAATATTGAATCACACGGAATCACATTTGATCCTAAAAAATTAGAAAACGATGATGATTACTTATACGATATTAGAGAACAAATAAAGAAGAAAGCACAAGAATTATTATCGAACGAACCTGATGTAACTATTCATGATAGTGATGAATCACTATTAACGGAGTAAATATGGCAACAGAAGTTCAGACACAAGATTTAATTTTGACAGCATTTCCTTCTGATGATATTGCTTTAATTGAGGGCGGATCAGCTGATGGTATGCTTTTTATGAAAAGAGAATTTAAGACAATTGAAAAGCAATCAATTAAAGGAAACAATGTTAATTCAATTCTTAATAAAATACGAGAATTGAATTTAAGATTTTCATTTAAGTTGCCTATTACTGTCTAAAATTGGTCCGTAGTGTAATTGGCAACACAAGACCCTTTGACGGTCTTTTTATAGGTTCAAATCCTGTCGGACCAGCCAAATATTTTGACCCTGTAGTCGGTATAGACAACCACAAGAGTTCATAGTTCGTGGAGAACAAAAAGGCTTTTAGTGACCTATTCTGACTACAGGGTGTCTTTTAACAATAGCGGGGTGGCGCAGCCTGGTCAGCGCGGGAGCCTCATAAGCTCTAGGTCGCCGGTTCAAATCCGGCCCCCGCAACCAAAAAGAAAGAAAGAGAATGGGCGAAACTTTTGTAACAGCTGATTTGCATCTTGCTCATTATAATGTGGTGTTACATTGTAATCGACTTCCATGGTTATATGATAATCCAAATTTTGATCCTTCTAAACCAGTTCATTTTAAGTTTAATAATCCAAAAGCAGTTCATATTGAATCACATGATCAAGCTATGATTGAAAATTGGAATAAACTTATTAGTCCAAAAGACACAGTATGGATTCTTGGAGATTTAGCTTGGAAATATCATACTAAATTTATTATGGCTCTAAACGGTTGTAAATATCTTATTCGTGGCAACCATGATAAAATGAATTGGGATGCTATTCGTTTATTCAAAAGAATAGATGAAACTCATCATTATCATTTTTCTTATTATACTCAGATTAATGGACGTAGAGTAATGTTATCTCATTGTCCATATGAAAGCTGGTTCTCATCTTGTCATGGATCTTGGCATTTACATGGACATTGTCATGGAAGATTAGCAGAACGAGTTGATATGCTTAGATTTGATGTTGGAGTAGACGCATGGAATTATAAACCAGTTCCATGGTCTGTAATTGAAAAGAAAATGCTTGAAAAAGAAGAACTTAAAAAAGAATATTTTTCTAGAAGTAAAAAACAACGAGAACAAGAATGTGATGAAGATAATGATAGAATAGAAAATGATGAATCATCATCTAATGTAGATATTGTTCGAGAAAGAAACACCCAATATTTAAAGAAAGAAGGAGTATCTACAGATGTATCAAAAGACAGTCAAACACCTGGACATGGAAACTAAATTAAAAGCATTATCTGATATTTTAAGTAATTCATTTTTATATAATCTAGTAGAAGAAATAAATTCAGTTTGTAATATGGCATACGATCAAGCACAACAAACATATGACAAAGATATGGCAAATGTAGATACAGGATTATTTAGAAAAGTAAAAGAAATAATTATAGACAATATTGGTGTTTCAGATAATGAAAATTTTAATTTGAATTCACATCTTTTTGAAGATTTAGGATGTGATTCGTTAGATTGTGTTGAAATTGCTATGTCATTAGAAGAAGAATTTAATATTGAAATACCAGATGAAGATACAGAGAAAATTTTTACAGTTAAAGATATAATAAATTATTTACAGAATAAAGGTATTAAAGTACAATGACTACTGCATATTTTCAATATAAATGTCGATATTGTGGAGAGATATTTTCTGATAAAGATTGTAATGAAGAATTTGCAGGTCGTATTCTTATCAATTCATTACATAATTTAGATAATAATTTAGTACATCCAGAGGCACAAAAAATACCTCTGACAACAACTCATTCATGCCGTAATAAGTTTTGTAATCAGATTGGGATAGCTGATTTAATTGGTTATTATACAGACAAATGAGAAAGAGATATAAGAAAAAATTATGTTGTTGTTCTATGTGCAAACCCCATAAGAGGGGTAAGTCAAAAAGATGGTCTGTAAAGGATGAAGCAAAATTAAAAGAATTCGAAAAAGAAAGGTATTAATATTATGAAAACTGCTGCAAAACTAGAGACTAAAGTTGTAACGAATGATAGTCCTAAAAATTTAACTTGGGAAGGTTTATTGAAATTAATTTCCAGACGACCACTTCAAACAACAAAAAATGATATTATTGTATATATTAAAGAAACAGATAAATATTTACATGTTAGTTCAGTGGATTTTAATGACAAAGGTCAAATAATTCTGATGATTGATAATAAGGAGATAAATAATGAACAAAAAACTACAGAAAAAATTGTTCAAGAAGTATCCGCTGATATTCATGGATAGATTTAAAAGCAGTCGTATCACACGAATGTGTGATGGAATTACTTGTCGTGATGGGTGGTATGAGTTAATTGATGATGCATGTAATCAGATAGAACTTATTGGAAAACAATTTAAAGTAGTAGTTACATTTTTTCAAGTGAAAGAGAAATTTGCCGCTCTAAGAATCTATAGAGGTAGTACTAGATACTCTCCTAAATTATCTGGAAAACGAATAATTATAATAGGAAAATTAATACATTCTATACTGCATTATGCAATGTGCCAGAGTCATATCGTATGTGAAGAATGTGGTAAAGAAGGATCTAAAAAAAGACAATTACATTCTTATTTATATAATAGATGTGATGAATGTTGGAAAAAATTATTACAAGAAGTAAAAAAAGAGAATCAGGAATATAAGAAGAAACTTAAAAGGCAAAAACTATGCCAACAACTAAAAAAGTAGACTTTGATTCTATATATATTGCTTTTGCAGAAGTAATCAAAAATATTGATATAGAAATTGATAGAATTAAAAAAGAAGTTCCTGTTGAACATCATAAGCAACCTTGGAGCTTTTACAATAAAACTCAAAAAGAATTTTGTCTTGATATTGAAGAGAAAGCAATTAAAATTGTTTCTGAATTATTAAAAATGACTGAAAAGGCAGTAAAAGAAAAATGGTTAGTTTGTTCTTTACCAACTCCTGTATATAGTGCTTTAGAGGAAAATAAAATTCCTTATTCTAAAGCTAAATTGTTGGTTAAATTTCATTTCGATCCTTGGAATGATAAAGATATTGCTATTGTTGATAATATTGTTAATAAAATCATTGAAGGGGTTTCTGATGATGAAATTAAGAAACTTCTAGAAGAATCTCAAAAAACTGTATGGAATCCTAGTCATACTACTATTCAAAGATTAATAGAACAAAGTATGATTAGCAAAGTAGAAACTCCTGTACAAGGAGTAGTGGTATAAAAAGCTCCCATCGTCTAACGGACAGGACATTACACTTTCACTGTAATAATCGCAGTTCAACTCTGCGTGGGAGTACCAATTTGTTTTCTTAAATATTTACCACTACATGATCGAGAACAATATTTGAACTGACATGGATTACCACACACCAAACATTTATTTGTTTTTATATTATGTGGATTTCCTTCATATAATTCTTCAAAATGATATCCATATTTTTGTTTACAATATTCAATATGTTCTTTAATATCTTTTTCATATAATATTTTAAGTTGACCAGGGAATTGTTCAAATTTAGATTTATCATTAGATCTGAGAAATCCTTTAATTTCAATATATTCTCCATTTTGAATAAAGTCTGGATAATATCGATATTGTTTTCCTTCATGTATATAAAAAAATGAATTATGATTTCTTTCAAAAGAAATAGAATGTTCTAAGTTATAAATTACCCAAGCTAATTCATATGTACTATTACAAAAAATTCCTCTATACCAGCCAGATTTACCTCTGCCAGATCCTGGATGATAACCTCCAGTTTTTGGTTTTTTAGAAAATATATATCCATGTAATATATCGTATTCAAAACATTTTCTGCTGCAAAAAATAGTCCAACCAAAAAATGAATTTTGACATATTGGACATGTTTTATAAATAGAATGATTTTTCTTGTTTATTCCATTATTATATCTTTTTATATTACCTTCTTTATTTTTAATTTTGAATATTTCAGAATTTATAACTGAATCAGATATTTTTCTTTTAGTTTCTTCTGAATGAGTTTGTGTATTAGCACATGATCTAGAACAAAATCTTCCAGATCCAAAAGTTCCATTGTGCTCTTTATTACAACGTTCGCATATTTTCATGTATCACCTTTATATTTATTCTAAATAGATAATAAATCAATCCATTGATATGGGTTCGATTCCTGTAGGGATGCCAGTAGAGAATAAATTATATGGATAATATATCTTTAGTTATTATGAAAAGAATAGAAGAAATTCGATTAGATGGTCTAATTGATTCAGCTTTGAAAAATCATAGAGTTTTACAAGAATCTATTCATCCTAAAAGATCAGATGTACTTAAGTTTGCTAAATCTAGAACTGGAATTTTTACAATTTCTGTAATTAGTATGTATGCTATTACAAAATTATCTAATGCTATTTATAGAATTTATTTGAAAATGAAAATACCAGCTTGTTCTAAAATAGTTAAAAAATCAGATAGAAGACAATGTATTATACACTACAAAATTGTTGCATGTTTAAAGACAATTGAACGACTTAAATCAATGAGAAATGAAAAGAATTTTGAGAATATTAATAGACGAATTTTAGAGATTAAGGAAAAGATCAAGAAATTAAAATCTAGACGAATTAATACAGGATTAAGATTTTAAGGAGTTTTATGTTGCTTCCACCAAAAGAATCATTTGTCCGGATGAAAATTAAAGACAAGATCAAATTAATCGTGAATATAATTAAATTTGCTGTGAGTAAGAAAGAGAAGAAGATATAATTATCTCCGAGTAGTTCAGACTGGTAGAACATTCGGTTTGGGGCCGAAAAGTCATTGGTTCAAATCCAATCTCGGAGACCATTTAATTCATCAGTTCAAAATTAATGTATCCGATCTCTTTTATAAAACGAATAAATTAAAAAGATTTTATGAAAGAAACAAAAATAGAAGTTTGTAAAAGAATAGCTAAAATGGGTAATTCCGCATTTGTTCAATCAAAATTTAAACAAAGAAAAATTCAAGAAACTTTATATTATCAAAGTCCTAGGAAATGTTTAAACTGTAATCAAATTCTTTATTTCGATCAACAACATAATAAATTTTGTAATTCAAAATGTTCTGGAAGTTATAATACCAAAGGAAGAATTTTATCTGATGAAACGAAGAAAAAAATATCCTCTGGTTGTAAAGATCATAATAATACATTAAAAGATTTAAAAGGGTATTCTAATCCTTTTAAGGGTTTAAAAAAAGAAACTAAATTTTCTAAAATTTATTATGCTGAATGTTCTTATTGTCATAATATATTTATTAGATCTTATCCAAAAGGAAATTATGGTAGAATAACATGTTCTGATAAATGTATGAGATTATCACAACATAATAGAACTTATTTGAATGGATCTAGAAAAACAATATACTATTTAACAGAAGATAAGGGATTGATAATTCTTGAATCTACATGGGAAGAATTGATCGCAATATTATTAGATAAATTAAGAATCAAATGGATTAGACCAAAACCAATGGAATGGTTTGATTTACAAAATAAAATTCATTTCTATTATCCTGATTTTTATCTTACAGATCATAATGTTTATTTAGATCCAAAAAATTCATATTGTATGATAAAAGATCAAGAAAAAATGAAAGAAATATCAGTAAATAATTTAGTTATTTATGGTGATATTTCTATTGTTGAAAATTATATAAAATCAATAGTTTAAGAGATAGATAATATCCTAACCTTCCAAGGAATAAATATCTTGGGAGGTGTCTAATGGATAAAGAAAGATTTAGACAATTACTCTATATGATATGTCAGGACTGTCACTGTCATGATAAGTCTGATCCATATTGTACTTTAATTGAAGTCTTTCTCAGCAGTCACAGTCAAGATCCAAGATTTATAATCCAAACAAAATGTGTTGAAAAATTTAGATATGACAGAGGGAAAGAATTTAATAGAGAGATAAGCTGGAAAGAAGCTCATATGATGTGGATTGATGAAGGATATGCAAATATATTTTCAGATTTATATAAAGAGGATATGTTTATTGAAACTCTTTATAAACAAATAATTGATTACAAAAAAAATATGATGGGTGTTTTTTAGGAGACATAATTTAACGGTAGAATGCGAATGAGAAGAAAGGTTGATATGAAAGAGATGCCACCCAACCGAGAAATAGTAATTTTGGTAACGAAGGAACAGGCATATATGCGGATCGATTCTAGGGGAAATCAGTTCAACTATCGAGTTTATCCCGGAGACGTGATTGCGATGAATGGAGATGGGGTGATTATCAAAACGATCAATCATAATTGTTCAGTTAGAAAAAGCAGATAAGAATCATACTTAATGTATTGATGAAGAATACTTTTTAGGAGGCATGGTTTAACGGTAGAACGGGAGATTGTCGATCTCTTAGCGAGGGTTCAACTCCCTCTGTCTCCGCCATATCGGGGAGTAACATGATAATGAATCAGATTGATATTGGTAAAAGATTGTTTCCGAGAATAATAATGAGTACAGTTGAGATTGGCAAGAAATTATTTCCAGTTGAACCTTTACCTAAAGGAGGTCTTTGTATTTTTCATTCTGAAAGGAAAAACATGAGAACATTTATAGTAACAGGTAGACATGATAAAGTTGGTCAAGATCAACCAGATATTACAATGGAATGTTATAGACTGTCTGGTGAAATTGAGGATTTATTTATAGCTTTGAATTACAAATA